TGGTAATATTTTTTTCATTTTTTTTGTTTTATTAATAAATATATTTAACTTTGTTATTAAGTAATCTAAAAAAAAAATAGTGTAAAGTAAAGTTATTCTTAATAATATTCTACAATTAAATACTTATGGAAAGAAAATGTGATATCTGCAATAAAACATACACTACAAGGAAGGTAGACTTAGATAGAGGTTGGGGGTTATGTTGTTCTAAGAGTTGTGCAAGTATTAAAAGAGAAAGGAAAAAGGGAAATAAAAAATGGTATCCTCACAATCGTAAAGAAGGGGAAAAGTCGGATTGCGATTACGCATCTGAATTAAATGAGATGGGTTGGGATGGTCATAAGAATTCTTTCTAAAAAAATTTAAATTTATAACCAAAAATAAAGTAAAATGAAAAAAGAATATAAAGTACTTGAACTTTTTGCGGGTTCAAGAAGTATAGGAAAAGTATGTGAAGAACTAAAATATGAAGTCTTTTGTTCAGACATAAAAGATTTTGGTGGTATTGATTATGTCTGTGACATAAAGGAATTTGATGTTAAGAAAGTCCCATTCATTCCTGACGTATTATGGTCATCACCACCTTGTACTGGATTCAGTGTTGCGGCCATCGGAAAAAATTGGGTCAAGGGAAAACCTTTCACACCAAAGACAGATAGTGCCAGGTTAGGTATTGAAATACTTGAGGCAACATTAAAATTAATTGAGTACTACTTAGAGTTAAACCCCAATTTACTTTGGTATATTGAAAACCCTAGAGGTAAAATGAGAAAATCACCATTACTCCAACCTACAGACAACACCTTATTCGTAAAGAACCCTATTATAAGGCATACAGTAACCTACTGTCAGTATGGTGATGAAAGAATGAAACCTACTGACATATGGACAAATAATAACAAATGGGTTCCACGACCTATGTGTAAAAATGGTGATCCTTGTCATGTATCCGCACCAAGAGGTAGTAAAACTGGGACACAGGGATTAAAGAACAACTATGAACGTTCAAAAATACCATATGATTTATGTAAGGAAATACTGTCATCATAATAAAAAACATATTTTATTTACAAATATCTACTTTTTATTTATTATTATAGTAGGTAAAAAATTAACTTTATGGCAACATCAATAATACATTTTAAATGTCCCTTCTTAGGGAGAATAACTTTAGAGAAAATCAAATCCATACCTGCCAATCCTGGTAACTCTTTATCACACGATATTACCTATTATATCAATATAACACATGAGGACGATAAAGGGATATATTTTACTGATATTAATGGTAACATGCAATATTTATTATATAATCAAGTCGAACTTATTTCTGATATATTTATTAAACATTTAAAAAAATAAATTATGATACCATCTGCACCAATATTTAGAAAGGTTGTTCTTTTATTAAAAGATAAAGAAAATAAACCAACAGTTAGAATAGAGTATTTAGATTCTGCGATGATTATTACTGGAAATTATGTAATAATAACAGAAGAAGAAACTGTATCAGTAAATAACCCTACTACTATTAGTGGTATTATTTATGAAATGAAAAATATCCATTCATATAAATTATTTAAAGATTAAAATTATGATTTTATCAAAACATGAAGAAAATAACACTATAGAGTGTTTATATGATTCAACTAACATATTGGCATCTAAATATTTGTCAGATGAAAAAAAATTGGCAATAATATTTAAATCGGGTACACAATATGTGTATTTTGATGTTAAAAATGAAGATTATCGTAAATTTGAGATCAGTAAAAGTCAGGGGAAGGTAATGAATAGTGTTATTAAAAAATATTCTTATACAAAATCTACAGTTATTGTAGATGTTTCACCTATAATGGAACAAATAAAAAATTTAAAAAATGAGTAATAAAAGTTATCAAATAAAAAAAGTGTTAGTGGTTGAAGGGAAAATCCTACATGTATTATTATTAAACCCATATGATGAAGTTTTTGAAACAGATTCGTATGAAGAGGTTTTAAAAATGTGTGAGATATTTAATAGGAATTCTGATAGTGGTTGGAAATATGAAATAGTATCAATATTAAAAATATAAAAACGGGTGTTAATAAATAATAAATTAAAAATTAAAAATTATGGAGACAATATATTTTATGTTAGGTGTGGCCTCTGTGTTGAGTATAATTTTATTTATACTTAGTGGAGTGGTTACTATTAAAATCATTAAAATTAATAAAAAATTAGAAAAAAACGAATACCAGTATAAAGAAAACATTAATAAGTTATATGTTTCTTTAGATAAATTACATGATGAATGTGAAAAAGAAAGGGGTATATTAAAAGATAATATATCGGAAAGTTTTAGTTATATAGATTCCAGGGTAGATAAATTATTAAACGACCCTAAATTTTGTTTGAATAAATAATAATAATATTAAAAAACACCCGTTTTTTATATTTATAATAAAAATGTTTATGAAAATAGAAAATATAACAGAACAAGAAGTTAACGATATTATAGAAAAAGATAATATTGATTTTTCTTCTTTTGAAATACAACCAATATTAAACCCTAAAATTTTTAATAAAACACAACATATGTATGATAAAGTAAGACAAAGACTTCTTATGATATCAGATGACTTTTTTGAAACATTAAATATTGAGTGGGTTGATATTGATGATATCATTTTAACTGGTAGTTTGGCCAATTATAATTGGTCTAAATATTCAGATGTGGATTTACATATATTAATTGACTTCAAAAAAGTTAATGAAAATGAAGAATTTGTGAGAGAATATTTTACTAGTAAGAAAAATTTATGGAATGAAGAACATAATATAACAATAAAGAGTTATGATGTAGAGTTATATGTACAAGATAGTCATGAACCACATGTTTCCTCAGGTGTTTATTCAGTTTTATGGGATGGTTGGGTTATTAAACCAGAATATAAAAACATAAAGATTGATTTAAAAAATGTTGTGATTAAAGTTAATAGTGTTATTAGTACTATTAAACATATTTACACAATGTATAAATCTAAAAAATATAATAAAACTATTCGTAATATAAAAATCATTAAAGAAAAACTAAAAAAAATGAGGAAAAGTGGTTTAGATAGAGAAGGAGAATATTCTTTTGAAAATATAACATTTAAAGTACTAAGAAGATCTGGGTATTTAGAAAAATTATATGATTTAGAAACATTGTCTTATGACAAATCCCTTACTTTAGATGAGACATTTAAAATAAAAAAAAATAAGTAATGTGTAAATAAGTATTTTTTATCATTTTTCTAATATTTATTTATAAAATAAAATATGGGAACTTATTTAACAGGAACATTTAACGTAATACATAATACCGGGGCAACAGATTTTAATAATTTTGTATACAGTGCAGTTTATTTTAATACTCTTGGTACATACACAATAAACGGTACTTCAGTCGAAGGTGTTGTAGGGGGAACTTTAGAAGTTATTGTAGATGAAACTACAACTACATTAAATAGTGGTTTTCTTTTATTAGGGAATCCAATTCCACCACAAACTAAAATAAAAACAGGGTTAATTTCAACTACTGGTGGTACAGAACATTATCAGTTTGTAAACATAAAAACAGGTTTACCTACTAATGGTTAATAATAATAATAATAATAATAATAAAAAAAGTAATATGTCAAAGTATAATCCAAAAATTCTGAAAGGGCAAGACAAAATAAACAGAATAAAAGATTTAATGGGTAGAATGTCAACCCTAAATGAAAGTAAAAGTTTATCAGAATTAGAATTAATTAAAAAAGGACCTAATAATATCGTATATGGTATTGTTAGAGAAAATCATAATTATTTTATAAAAACAACTAGTAAAACTACTGGTAACTTCATATCTGAAGATTTTAACTATGTTGGGGGAATAAAAAATAAATATGATGAAAGATACAAATCTTATGCAGAGGCATTAAAACATTTAAATTTAAAATTTGATATGTTAAATGAATCATATGGGATTGAAAATAATACTAATATTTTTGAATCTGATGGTGTTGCCTTTGATGGTGGTACTGGATTTGGTTTTGTAATGACAGAAGATGAAGAAGAAGAAGATGATAAAGAAGAAATATTATCTGATTCTGATGAAGATATCGAAGAACAAAAAAAAGTATTAAAGGTGGACACACCTAAAATAGAGGCACCAGTTGAAGATGAAGTTGAAATGGATATGGGTGGTGAAATGAACTTTATGGATGACGATATGGGTCTTGAAGGGGACGATATGGATATTGAAGGGGATGATATGGAGATTGAAGGTGATGAAAACACTAAAAAAATACAAAAGTTTACTGGTAAAATTGGTCAAATGTTAAGGGACATGGATGAACCTGACCCAGAATTAGAAAAATATGTAATTAATTCTATAATTTCTGCCATGCATTTAGATGATATTGATGATGAAGATAAAGAAGATATCATCGCCAAAATAGAAGGTGAAGAAGAAGAGGGTGAAGAAGGTGAAGAAGATTTAGATTTAGATTTAGACAGTGATCTAGATTTAGATGCAGGAGAAGAAGGTGATGAAACAGAATTGAGTGAAAGTATAATGAAATTTAAGAAAAAATCTTTAATGGAATCATATCTTACCAATAAAACAAAAAAATCATTAAAAAAAGTTTTAAAAGAAAGAAGACATATTTGTGAAAAATGTATGGGTAAAGGTTGTTCATCCTGTGTGAATGAACACCATAAAGGTAAAAAGGCAACATATAGAGATTACCCTGTTTATGATAAAATGGAATATAGAAAAGGTAGGATTGAAGAAGATGATATAATGTCTGAAAAATTATATGGTAAAGGAAAAAAAATTAATAGAAATAAAAATAGAAGATTAGATCGAGAAGAATTTAGTTTCAAAAAAGGTGGAAGAAGAAGAATGGTAGATGAAGAAATGAATCCCTTTAATCAGACATCACACGATTATAGTGATAATGATGGTGATGATATACCTAATAAATTCGATATGGATTCTAAATTCCATTACCCGGAAAGAGAAATGGGTGGTGAAATAGGGTTTAACCGTAATGACTATATGGATAATGATGGTGATGATATCCCTAATAAATTCGATATGGATTCTGGATATAATTACCCTGATAAAGAATATGATAATAGTATAGTTTTAGATGATTTTGATGATGATGGTGACTTTATAGAAATGGATATTGATGATATAATGATGAATGCGCCAACTAAAGATCCTAAACGTAGAACTAAACCTAGAACTAAACCAAAAAGAGGTTGGGAAAAAATACCTAAACCAAAAGTAAATCCTAGACCAAAGGCGAAAGATAAGGCTAATTGGGATTCTATCAATACTAATAAATTTGATGGATTTGATGATTTTGATGGTGGGTTTGATGATGATATAATGATGGATGCACCAACTAAAGATCCTAAACGTAGAACTAAACCTAGAACTAAACCTAGAACTAAACCAAAAAGAGGTTGGGAAAAAATACCTAAACCAAAAGTAAATCCTCCAGGTAAGGCGAAAGAAAGAAACAGACCAAGTTTTAGAAGAAGAAGTATATTTGATTGATGAAATTAGTATTTATAAATAAAATAGGGCAAAACTGGAAGGGGAATTATATATATGAATTCCTCTTTTCAGAGTTTATAAAAGATATTGATGGTGAAGGTTGGGACCACCCTTCTTCTAGTAACCCTGAACCACCTGAGGAAAAATTTATTAAAAAAACAGGATCTTTGAATAGTAAATTAAAATTAGATTTAGTACAAGAATCTGATTCGTTTGCGATGTGGGATGCAGTTGATGGTATTGTTGCCTTAGGTTGGGAAAATATGGAAGGTTATGATGAATACCCAGAAAAAAGATTATTCTTTTCTTTTGGTGAAGATATAAAAACCGTAGAAGATAAATTATACGAAAAAGATTTAATATTAAATTATAATAAAGAATTTATAAACACTTAAAATGAACAATAAAATTAAAATATATGAATATGAAATTAAAAAAATCATAAAAAAACTTTTAATTGAAAAAATTGAAGAGGACGATGAATTTATTGATGAAGTTGAGGAAAAGAAAATGGTTCAAAAAACATATTCACCAAATGAAGTAAAAAGTGCAGAAGAAAAAGGTGTAGGTATTGAAGTGGATGATGGTACAGTTACCCCAACTAAAGATGGTGGGTTAAAAGTTACTACGATGAACGAAAAATTTGCATCTAAAGCCCAACAAAGATATTTCTATGCAATGGCAGATAAACCCACTAAAAAGGGTAAGAAATTTAAAAAAATGGCTAAAGAATTTTCTGATGATACTGATTTTGAAAAAATACCTGAAAAAGTCTCACCCAAAAAAAATAGAAAAAAAGGAAATAAAAACCCTAAAATGGGGAAAGGTGAACTTATAGAATATATTAAGAGTAAAAAATTGATAACTGAACAACCTGGTGATGTAGTTATGGATATGTCTAATGACGATAAAGGAACAGTTTTAATGTATTTAGAAACATTAAAAAAAAGTAAATTAGTTAATATGTTTGGGGCAGGCCCTTTTTTAACTTATACTGTTGATGACTTATATCGCAATGTTTTATCCCCAAAAAGATTAACACCTGAAGATATTGAAAATGAGTTAGAATATGAAGAAGATGGTGATGAAATAGAAGGGTTAGAAGAAACATTAAATATAATAAATAAGTTAATTAATTTACAAAATAAAACTAGGGATAGTTTAATAAGGACTGCGATGACAAGGGCATCAAGATTATATGATGATTATGATTTGAAAACAGTTCAAAGAATTTTTAATAAATTACCAAGAGAATCTTGGAATATGTGGATGATATATTACGATTAATAAAAAATATAAATTAAATGGAAAGGAAAAAAATAATTGATTCAATAGTTAAAAATATTCTTAAAGAACAATATATAAAAGAACAATTTAACATAAAAGAAGAAATAGAATATGACCCAGAACACCCTGAAAGAATGCATTCTGAACTTGAAAGAAAATTAAGGAACGATGAACATATTTTTGGGAAAAGTAAATCCTTCCCTTCAACTAATTTAGAAAACTATTCTCAAAGGATGGCATCTAAAAGATTTAAAGATGTAATACAAAAGGTAAAATCATATCATGGTGTTAATGATGTTAGAAGAGTTAATAGTCGTTTTATGTCCGTTTTAATGGAAATTCATGCAATAGAACGTAACCACAAAGATGCATTAGAACAATTGGCAATTGATATTGTTTCAGAAGAATTTGATATTCCGGAAGGCATGTTAGAGGTGGAATTAGTGGCACCAGGGACTAATATTAGTATAAATTTTGATGAAGAAGAAGAAGAAGTTCCATCAGAAGGATTAGTACCAGTAATTGAGGCCCAGGCGGTGGTTTTCCCCTTATTGGTCCATGAATTAATTAAAGGGGCATTAGAACTTTCTGCAATTAATTGGGGTGGTGATCATTTAGATTTTGAAGAACAAAAAGGTGTTCTTAGAAAAACTGATACGTTAGAAAACGAAGTTTGGGGAATGAGATTAGGTCCTATTATGTGGGAAAAATTCTTAAAGTGTATTCCACCTGAAGATTATGATATAAAACAATGGATATTTAGGGAATTATCAAAATTGCCCGCACAACAATTCCATGAATTTATGAAAGAAATTATTAGTGGTAGTCAAAGGTGTGGTGAAATCATAGAAACATTAAAAGAACTTCATTATGAAGATGAAGGGGAAGAAGAATATGAAGAGGAAGAATATGAAGGGGAAGAGGAAGAGGAAGAATATGAAGATGAAGAAGATGGGGAAATAGATTATTCTAATATGTCTAAAAGAGAAATACAAGATTTAATAAATGATGCATTAGATGATGGTGATTTTGATTTAATAAGGAAATTAAAAGACTATTTATAAAAAATAATTATGAAAAAGAAAAAAAAAGACCCTTTAAATAAACGAAACAATGTTTTTTTTAGTTTTGTTGGGATGCCTAATCAGTGGGTAACTGATGAACAAAATGTTGTCACTAGTTCATATTTTGACGATAAAAAATATGAAGATTTTTATTTTGATAATTTTTATGATATGGACAAAATATTTGGACATGAATTTTCTTTATTTGGGACTAGAGGGTTTCCTATTGGACACCCAAAACGTAGTTCAATTTCATTTGATTCCTATTTTAATATGTATGGTTCATCAATAGTAAGGGTAGTGAAAGATGAAAAAAAATTACAAGAAAACAGATTAAAGGAAGATAAACAACCTAAGAGTGCAAAAAGAATGGAAGAATTAGAATTAGAGGTAGATAAAAGAAATGTGATCAATGCAATGATGCAAGGTGCGGCAAAAAAGGGTCATTATGTTTTCCATATGGTTGAAGAAGAACTTAATTCGATTGACCCAAGGTTATTGGGATTATACGGTAAATTAATGTCTTTGGCCGATTTAAATTATTGGATTATCCCTGCCTCAATGTTAACTGGTAGTATCGCAGGTAAAGAAAAGATAAAATGGAAAAAACCTAAAAAAGAGGATGAAGATTAAATAAGTTATTATTTTTAAAAATTATAAATAAAAAAAATTATGAAAAGAAAAAATTTAGATTCAATTATTAAAAATATTCTTAAAGAACAATATATAAAAGAAGAATTTAATATAAAAGAAGAAATAGAATATGACCCTGAACATTCTGAAAGAATGAATCCTGATATTGAACGAAGATTAAGAAGTGGTGAACATATTTTTGGAAAAAGTAAATCCTTACCTTTAGGAGATTTACATAATTATTCTGAAAAATTGGCATCTAAAAGATTTAAAGATATTATAAATAAAGTAAAAAGGTATCATGGTATTAATAATATTGATTCTAGACTCATGGCTCAAATGATGAGATTAATGAAAGATATTTCTATTATAGAAACAAGACACAAAGATGCATTAGAACAATTGGCAATTGATATTGTTTCAGAAGAATTTGATGTACCAGAAAGTATGTTAGAGGTAGAATTAGTTCCACCTGGAACTAATATTAGTATGGATGATGATGATGATGATGATGGTGAAGAATATGAGATACCTAAACAACCTAAGAGTGCAAAAAGAATGGAAGAATTAGAATTAGAGGTAGATAAAAGAAATGTGATTAACGCATTAATGCAAGGTGCGGCAAAAAAAGGTCATTATATTTTCCATATGGTTGCAGACGAATTAGATTCTATTGATCCCACATTAATGGCATTATATGGTAGATTAATGTCTTTGGCCGATTTAAATTATTGGATTATACCCGACTCAATGTTAACGGGTACGGTAGGTGGTAAAGAAAAGATAAAATGGAAAAAACCTGAAAAAGAAGATGAAGATGAATTAGAGGAAATGGGTTTAGAGGATGAGGAAAAAGTACCTGTGGTTGAGGCAAAGGCATGGATTTTCCCAGTATTGGTACATGAATTAATTAAAGGGGTATTAGAATTGGCCGCAACTAATTGGGGTGACAACCATTTAGATTTTGAAGAACAAAAACAGGTTATTAAAAAATCTGATACGTTAGAAAACGAACTTTGGGGAATGAGATTAGGACCAGGTATGTGGGAAAAATTCTTAAACTGTATTCCACCTGAAGATTATGATATAAAACAATGGTTATTCAGAGAATTATCAAAATTACCTGCGTTACAATTTCATGAATTTATGAAAGAAATAATTAGTGGTAGTCAAAGGTGTGGTGAAATCATAGAAACATTAAAAGAACTTCATTATGAAGATGAAAATGAAAGTTTAGAAGATATGTTAGATGATACTGGATATGATGATATGGGAGATGTTTTAGACCATTTAGATGATGAGGATGATGGAAAAATAGAATTGTGGGATTTAGAAGATGAAGAAGATGGTGGAGAAGTAGATTATTCTAATATGTCTAAAAGAGAAATACAAGATTTAATAAATGATGCATTAGATGATGGTAATTTTGACTTAATAAGGAAATTAAAAGACTATCTATAAAAATAATAGATAGAATTTATGAAAAGATTAATACGTAAAATATTAAGAGAGGAAATAGAGAAATCTGATAGACATTATCGTAGATTAGATATAATATCAGATCATGTTCAATTACCATATTTTGAATCAATGGAAGGATTAACCATAGATGATAAGGAAGACCAGGAATATATAATGAGAAAGATATTGGGTAATGATATCATCAAGATTGTAAGAGAAAAACATTGGATAGAGGTCTACGATAGAAAGAAGGGTAATATAATATACTGGGAAAATTATGTGGGTGAATGGCGAAAAAAAGAACGTGATGATAATGGTAATCTGATATATTCTGAAGATTCTGATGGTAGATGGGTGAAAAGGGAATATGATGATAAGGGTAATGGAATATATTATGAAGATTCTTATGGTGATATAAGAGATTATAGATAGAATTTATGATATGACAGGTGAAGACATATGGTATACTTATGATCGTTTTGAATAGATAAAAATTTAATGAATCTATAATAATAATAATAATAATAATAATGAAAATAATGAAAATAAGGAAAAATGGTAGAATTATAAGGTTAACAGAATCTGACCTTAAAAAAATAACTATGTTAGATAAACGAATACTAAGGGAACAATATAAATCTGATAGTGATAGACATTATGAAATGTTGGATAAATTATCCAATTATATAGAAATACCATACTTCAAAGATATGGAAGGATTCACCATATATGAAAAGGATGACCAGGAATATATATTAAGTAAAATATTTAATACGAATGTTTTTATTGGTGCTTCGGGGTTTGTCTATAATGTAGATGATGGTAGAAAGAGGTATTTTGAAGATGATGATAGTGAAACTTGGTATATATTTGAAGATGATTTTGAATAGATAAAAATTTAATACATTAGTAAAATGGATGTACAAATAAGAGATTACATTACTAAAACAATAGAAAACACTACTATAACACAAAGATACAGAAAAGGTGTATATCAAATAGGTGAAGACTCTACTCAAACGTTTTTAAAGAGTCCTGATGATGAAGAACTTTTTTTAAGTGGTGTTGAAGTGTGGATACATGAAGATGAAGTTTCTATACAATTACCACCTGACACCCAAAAATCTGATAAACATTATCGTATGTTGGATAAAATATCTACTTATGGTGAATTACCTTATTTTAAATCAATGGAAGCCTTAGGTATATATGATAAGGATGACCAGGAATATATAATGAGAAAAATATTGGGTAATGATATAAGTATTAAAGGAAAGAGTATTTATTATTATGGTGATATGATATATTGGGAAGATTCTTCTGGTGAATGGCAAAAAAATGAATATGATGATAAGGGTAATAGAATATATTCTGTAGATTCTGATGGTTCTTGGTGGAAATATGAATATACTGGGTATCAACATTATGATTTTTTTCATTCAGTCATTGTAACACAAGGACTTTCTGGTGGTTATTGGGAGAAATCTGAATATGATGAAGATGGTGAACAAATAAGTTTTGAAGATTCTGATGGGTTTTGATGAATGAAGATAAAACAATGGCAACTAATAAAAAAATAATAGATGAATTTCTAAAACAATATATTAAGGATATAGAAGTATATGATGAAGATCGTGATATGTCTTTTTTTGAAATTGTAAACGAAATTCATGGGTTTACCAATATTGATGAGTATGAAATATTAAAACTCACAATGTTATGGTTGATGGAAAAAGGTGAAGATATTTTTGAATATTTTGACTTTGATGAAAGTTTTGCAACATTTAATAATTTTGATTATGATGATGTAATAGATATTTTAAATGAAATAGGGTGGATAGATGATAATATAAAGAATACAAAACATTTCAGTAATGATTATTATGATATAACATTGTCTGATAATAAAATTATTTTAAATGTTGACCATTGGTCAGAGTTAATAGATTTATTTGTTGAAGGTGATAGGTACATTTTAGAAACATATATATTTTCTGAAGATTTTTCTGAAATGTATGAGTTTGACCCATATGATGATGACGTATTTGAATCCATAAACTCTGATTCTTTTAATTCTATTAAAGAATTTATAATGGAAAATAAAGAAAATTATATTGGTGAAGAACTTAATAATGGTGAAACCTTAACTATGGAAATGTTAAATAATGAGTTAGAATCTTTAATCAAAACAGATGAATTATTTCAAGATCTTAGAATAGATTTATCAAATAACTATTTACGAAGTTATAATAGTGCGGCAGAAAGTGAATTATTTGATATGGCACATAGAGAATTAAAAAGTCTTTTGGGTCAAGGTAAATGGGTTGGTCAAGATTTATTATTTGACATAACTGATATTTTTTATGAAACATTAAAAAAGTTTTTTATTACTTTGTATGAATACCCCTCTGGTCATTCTAATTATTTTCTTGAAGTATTAAAAGAAGTAATGATAGAAGAAAATGAATTATTATCTTTACCTACAAATTTAGATTATTATCACCCTGACCATACTTTAGTAGAGAAATACTTTAATGAAAGTATTGGAGATTATTTGTATTAAACAATATTTTATTTTTATCCAATATTTATAAATAAATATTATAATGGATAGAAGTGAACAATTAAAATTATTTGCCCGTTGTTTAGGTGACCCAATTTTTGCGATAGAAACTTTTTTAAAGACTTTTGATTTAACACAAAAAGGTAATGTACCATTTAAGTTATTTTATAAACAAAAAGAAATTATTAAAGCCTACGAAAATTTTAATCGTAATATAGTTACTAAACCTAGACAAGCCGGGGTGTCTACTACTACTGCGGCATACATTGCAGTAAAAACTGCCTTTGGTGACCCAGAAAACCCTAACAAAGTATTATTATTAGCGAATAAACAAACTTTAGCACAAGAATTCTTAAAAAAGGTAAAGGGGTTTTTAGACCAAATACCATATTGGGTATGGGGTCTAAATGAAGGTACTGACTACTTAGATGTTAATTCCAAAGGTCATTTATTATTAAAAGGTAATAAATGTGAAATAAGGGCATTAGCCACATCTAAAGATGCGTTAAGGGGTTTCACACCAACTTTTTTAATAATGGACGAAGCAGCCTTTATTGATAAAGGTGATGAAGTATTTGGTGCCGCCTTGGCAAGTTTAGGTACTGGTGGTAATATCGCACTAATCTCCACCCCTAATGGAATGGATCCCCTATATTATAAAACTTACGATTCGGCAAGAAAAAAAGATAATAACTTTAATATTATAGAAATGAGATGGTATCACGATATAAGATACAATCGAGGGTTATATTGGCATAAAGAAAACGAAAATAATATTAAATGTGAGACTATAGGTAGAAGGGCCTTAAGGTGGGAATATAAAGGTAAGATATATGAAACTAATGAAAACATAATAGAACATTATGATATTATGGTTGATGATGGTTGGAAACCATTATCACCTTGGTATGATGAGATGTCTGCGGATATGGGTGATCCTAAAAAAATTGCACAAGAATTAGATGTTTCTTTTATTGGGTCAGGAGGTAATGTGATTGATGATGAATTTATTTCATTTCATGAAAAAAATAATGTTGAAGAACCTCTATTAATGGCAGAGGTTGAAAAATCTATGTGGATATGGAAAAAACCTGAAGAGGGTCATAAATATATTATGGGTGTAGATGTTAGTAGGGGGGATGGGAAAGATAGTTCTACTATAGTTATATTAGATTTCCAAAACTTAGAACAAGTTGCAGAATTTCAACATAAATTACCACCAGATATTTTAGCAGAAATAGTATATAAATATGGTAATCTTTATAATGCATACACTATTGTTGATATTACCGGTGGTATGGGTGTTGCAACAGTTTTAAAATTATTAGAAATGGATTATAAATATTTACATTATGATGACCCTAAGAGTAGAAAATTAAGTGAAAAATATGCAAAAACTGTGTATAAACAAGGTAATAAAGTACCTGGGTTTAATGTAGGGAATACAAGATTACAAATGATTTCAGAATTTGAAGAACACATTAGAGAAAACAAAACAATAATACGTTCACAAAGACTTATATCTGAATTAAGAACTTTTGTTTATAAAAATGGTAGACCAGACCATATGAATGGATATCACGATGATATAATCATGGCATACGCAATGCCTATTTTTATTGTGCAAACATCATTTAAAAAATTAGAACAAGTAGAAAAACAAACTAAGGCAATGTTAGATAGTTGGGTTAATGTTTCTTCAAACAATAAAGTTAATAAAGTGAATAGACAATATAATAGTCCTTTTTATAGTAGTACACCAACATATCACCCTAAACAACCTAATAATGGTAACAATGATGATGGTGAATATAACTGGTTATTTGGTGGGAGATAACATTTATTTTTTTATGATATTTATTATCATAGTAATATAAAAAATTAAAAAAAATATGGCAAAGAAAACAATATTTCAACAATTAAATAACTTATTTGGTCCTGAAGTTAAAGAGAGACAAAAAAAATCTACTTATTCTTTTAATGATAAAGAATTATTAAAAACTAAATCAAAAGAAGAATTTGAATTTGAAAAGTTAAAAAGACAACAAGATAGATATCTTTCTAATATGTGGGAAAAAGTTGATAATGAAATATATCAACATTCAATATATTACGAAACAACAAGGTTGGCATCTTATGCGGATTTTGAAGGTATGGAATTTTTCCCGGAAATTGCGGCTGCATTAGATATAATGATGGAAGAATCAACAACATTAAATTCTAATAATAAAATGTTAAATATTTTTTCAGAAAGTAAAAGGGTGAGAAGAATATTAGAAGATTTATTTTTTAATAGATTGGATATTCACACATCTTTACCTATGTGGACAAGAAACACTTGTAAATATGGGGATAATTTTCTTTTCCTAAATATAGATAGTGAGGAAGGTATTTTAAGTGTTAAACAGTTACCCAATATAGAAATAACTAGAAAGGAAAATGAAGGTTTCGGGGAAAATTCTATGAACGCAGAAACAGATAAACATAACCCAGTAAAATTTGTTTGGGGTCAAAGGGATATAGAATTTAATGCGTGGCAAGTGGCACATTTTAGGTTATTAGGTGACGATAGAAGATTACCATATGGAACATCAATGTTAGAAAAGGCAAGAAGAATATGGAAACAATTATTACTATCTGAAGATGCGATGTTGATATATAGAGTAACAAGGGCACCAGAAAGAAGAATATTTAAAATATTTGTTGGTAACATTGATGAACAAGATGTCCCATCATATGTTCAAAAAATCGCAAATAATTTTAAAAAGAGTCCTGTTATTGACCAAAAAACTGGACAGATTGATACAAGATACAATCAAATGGCACAGGATCAGGATTATTTTATACCAGTAAGAGACCCTAATTCACCTAGTCCAATAGAAACATTACCAGGGGCAACAAATTTATCAGAAATTGCAGATATACAATATCTTCAAAAGAAACTATTTACTGCACTTAGAGTTCCTAAACCATTTTTAGGTTTTGAGGAAGTTAATGGTGAGGGGAAAAATTTGGCATTACAAGATATAAGATTCGCCAGGACAATTAATAGGATACAACAATCAATGTTACAAGAACTAAATAAAATCGCAATTGTACATTTATATATCTTAGGTTTAGAGGATGAGTTAGAGAATTTCACATTGACATTAAATAACCCCTCTACACAATCAGAGATGTTAAAAGTAGAACAAACACAAATGAAAGTTACGTTATATAAAGATGCAGTTACAGATTCGGGTAATGGTTTCGGGGCAATGTCTATGACAAGGGCAAAAAAGGAGATATTGGGTATGTCTGAGGAAGAAATCAGGAATGATTTAGAACAACAGAGATTAGAGAAGGCGGCTGCTGCTGAGATGGAACAAACCGCAAATGTTATTAAGAAAACAGGCATATTTGACAGGGTAGATAAATTATATGGTGATTTTGATGCCTTGATTAGTGGTGCCGGAGAGGCTGAAGTAGGAGAAGAAGGGGAAGACATGGGTGGAGACATGGGTGGTTTTGAACCGGATTTTGGTGGTGGAGATATCCCAACACCTACTGAAGAGTCTACTAATAAAAAGGATAATTTAATAATGGAACAGAATAAAAGGGTGTATGAAGAAAAGATTAAGAAGTATCAGGGTATTTATTTAAAAAGGTTAACTGAGAGTATTAAAGAGGATAAGAATAATTATAATTTAGAAACGGTAGAAGAGGGAAGAAAAAAAGTTAACAAAAAAATAGAAGACATAACAAAAGAAATTGATAATCTAATAAAATAATAATATAAAAATAAAAAAAACTATGGAAAATTTTGGTAATATAAAAGATACATTTAATTATGTAATATTTGAATCAGTAATAAAGAAAAATAAAAGGGGTAAAAAAATATTTTCAAAGTTTGTAAAAACATTAAAAGAAAATAAAACCTTATCTGACCAATATTTAATTTATAAAAATTTACAAACTAAAAAGTTTGATGATGAATTAATGGCGAGGGAATATATAAAAGAAAATATTTCGTTATTAAAAAGATTAAATAAAAGAAAAATTGAAAGGGGGAATAGATATTTCTCAAAAATATTAAAAGAAAGTAAAATTATAAAGGTAAACGATTCTTTTTATAATAATATAGAATTTTTGGTTAACACTAAAAAAACACCATCTAATATAGATAAGATTAACGAATGTATTGATATTATAGTAAAAGTGATGACTAAAAATGAAATAGTGGAGGAATCATTATTTGAGTCGTTGGAATTACCCCCAAGTGTATTACTTAATTTAGGGTTAAACAAATTTAATTTAAAGTATTCAAATATTTCTGAATCAGAAAAAGAAATAATAAAAACAATTCTTAATGGTGATGATGATGAAAAGGAAAAGATTTATAAAAAATTAAAGAGAGAATGTATTGAAACTATAGATAAAAAATTAAATGAATCTAATGATATAGATTTAAAAGATAAATTATTAAAAGTTAAAGATAAACTTCTTAACATGGGTTATGATGGTGAAAATTATAGTAGTGACATTTCAAAAATATATGATTTAAATCAAAGTATTATATGAAAAGATTAATACGTAAAATACTAAGGGAACAATTTGAATATAAAGAGAAAATCTTTAATCTTCTTAATTCTGGTGACGAGGGTCTTATTGAGATGGTTAAATATCTATCAGAAGGTCAAGGTTATGATCTAAAGGAATTATTAATCGAATATTTCCAGGAATATGAGATAACTCATTTTTTTAAAATAATGAACACCCTTAAAATGGATAAAGAAACAATTATAGATATTTTCAGTAAAAATAATTTTAAAATTATAGAAAAAATAATAGACCACATATTTGATGAAATAAAATATACATGGTGTACCGGGAATGTTTTAAGGAATGAAGTATGTGATCAGGCAGAAGAGGTTAATGAAATAAAAGTAAATGAAGTGGATATTAATAGAAATAGTTATATTATTTATTTAGATTTTTATATTCGTTCATTATTTAACACTATAAACATAGATGACTTATTATATGAAATATCGTGGAGATTTGTAAAACATTTAGGAAGTCGATATGTAAAAATAATCCATAACGATACAATCAATACCTTACCCCGAAATTATCAAGGATAAAAACCCATGAAAAGATTAATACGTAAAATATTAAGAGAGGAAATAGAGAAATCTGATAGACATTATCGTATATTAGATAAGATATCAGAACATGTTCAATTACCTTATTTTGAAAGTATGGAAGGATTAACCATAGATGATGAGGATGACCAAGAATATATAATGAGAAAGATATTGGGTAATGAAATATATATTGAAGAATCTAATGGTGGTTGGGATAAATATATTTATGATGATAATGGTAATGAGATATATTATGAAGATTCTGAAGGTTATTGGAATAAATGGGAATATGATGATAAGGGTAATATAATATATTATGAAAATTCTGAAGGATGGAGGAAATATGAATACGATGAAAATTTAAAAGGTTGGATATATTATGAAGGTTCTGATGGTAGAATTATAGATTATAGATAAAAAATTATGAAAAGATTAATACGTAAAATACTAAGGGAACAATTTGAATATAAAGAGAAAATCTTTAATCTACTTAATTCTGGTCAGGAAGAAAATATTGAGATGGTTAAATATCTATCAGAAGGTCAAGGTTATGATCTAAAGGAATTATTAATCGAATATTTCCAGGAATATAGTCCACCATATTTTAAAATATTTAATATTCTTGAAATAACTAAAGAAGAACAGGGATTTATATTGAAAAAGATATATGGTAATAAAGATATTGAGTGGGAATATGTTGGTAATATATTAATGGTATATGATAATAACGGTAAAAAGATATATCATGAAGATTCTAGGGGTACATGGTATACAACAGAACATTTAAATAAAGAAAGTATTACGAGAGATAAATATGGGATATATGAAAGAGTTTTATATGATGATAAGGGTAATGTGATATTTGTGGTGGATGGTGATGATGATAGTTATAGTTATTGGGAAAAATATGAATATGATGATAATGGTAATATAATATATTGGGAAGATAATCGTGGTGAATGGGAGATACAAAAATATGATGATAAGGGTAATAGAATATATTATGAAGGTTCTGATGGTTATATAGAAGATAATAGATAAAAAATTATGAAAAGATTAATATGTAAAATATTAAGGGAAGAAATAGAGAAATCTGATAAACATTATCGTATCTTAGATAAGATTTCAGATCATGTAGAAATACCTTATTTTGAATCAATGGAAGGTTTAACCATATATGATAAGGATGACCAAGAATATATAATGAAGAAAATATTAGGTGATGATATTATTATTAATATTAATTTTTTTCATAAAATATATAATACAACAGGTGGCGTATATTATGAAGAGATTAATTATGGTATTTATAGTAATTTTTTAGAAACCCCTACAAAAACTAATAAAGAAGATTTTAATGAGGAAGTTTTTCATAGTCTGGCAATAGATATTATGGATGATTTTGACCCTACTGTTAGGACTAGTTTAGATGACTTTTATACGTATAAATATAATCAACTAACAGAAATTGAAAAAGAAGAAATAGAATATATCTTATACTTATTTGACCTTGGGAGATTTCCGGTAAAAAAAAAATACGATATAATCAACGGGTAATTTACAAGAATACAACATTTAACCTTTATGGAAAGATTAATACGTAAAATATTAAGAGAGGAAATAGATAAATCTGATAAACATTATCGTATCTTAGATAAAATATCTAATTATGTGGAAACACCTTATTTTGAATCAATGGAAGGATTAACCATATATGAACATGATGACCAGGAATATATAATGAGAAAGTTATTGGGTAATATAAGAATTAGTGTCCCACCAATTAACCTCAATAGTACCCACAGAGTAAAAAAATTTATTAATGATGAATATGGTAATGAGATATATTCTGAAGATTATGATGGTTTTTGGTTAAGACGGGAATATAATGAAAATGGTGATATGACATACTTTGAAGATATTAGGGGTAATTGGTATAAATATGAATATGATGAATATAATAATGAGATATATATGGAAAATTCTTATGGTGACATAAGAGACAATAGATGGTTTAGTAGTTGATAAAAAATTATGAAAAAAATAATAAAACGAATACTTAGGGAACATAAATCTGATAAATATTATAGATTCTTGGATAAGATATCCTCCATTATTGAACCACCATATTTTAGAAATATGTATGAAAAATATAATGGTGGATTTTGGGATATAACCGATAGAGATGATCGGGAATATATAATGAAAAATATATATGGTGATGATATCAATATTAATCTTCTTTCAGGGTGGGATATTTATGATGAAAATGACAATAGGGTATATTGGGAAAATTCAGTTATGTGGAGTAAATGGGAATATGATGATAAGGATAATGAGATATATTATGAACGTCATAATGGTTTTTGGGAGAAACAAGAATATGATGATAATGGTAATGAGATATATTATGAATCTTCTGAGGGTTATTGGGAGAAAAGGGAATATGATAGTAAGGGTAATTATATGTATTATGAAGACTCTGATGGTGATATAATGGATCATAGATAAAAATTATGAAAAGATTAATAGATAAAAATTATGAAGAGATTAATACGTAAAATATTAAGAGAGGAAATAGATAAGTCTGATAAACATTATCGTATATTAGATAAGATATCAGATCATGTTCAATTACCTTATTTCAAATCAATGGAAGGATTAACGATATATGAACATAATGACCAGGAATATATAATGAGAAAGTTATTGGG